CACAGGATTCCTACTCATCATAGGTGTGTCAAATCAGCTTTCGAGTGTTGCACCATTCTTCGATCATTCTGGGGTCCTACGGTAAAGCATGAGAATATCGGAGTCTACTGTCCGCTCGATTACGGCATGACGACGCAACTCTCGAAATTTCCGACTATCAGCGCTTCGACGCGTTCCAATCTATGTGACTTGGTCTCGACTTCCGGAAGCTACCCGCCAAACTTCGGTACTCAGACAAAACAAAAGGTCAGTGATCATGGTTACAAGATTACATCTACTTCCAGCACATTCTCAGATATTAAGTCTCTGGTGTTAACGTCATCAGAACTCCATGCTGATCATAACCTTGAGAAAATCATCGATGAAATTATCGGAAGCAGATCGCCGTGGTCGCTGAAATCGCTCGCTGCACTTCTTCCTACGTCATATGGAGGTGTTGCCGCACATCGGCACAATGAAATTACCACACGCCTTTTCTCAGTCCTCGGGTCACGTACTGTACCTACGCACATTACGTTCTGTACGGATAACGCAGGGTCATTGTCCGGCGGCGAGGCTGATTATCCTCTAGTTTTCCAAGAGTATTTCTTACTAATGACAAGCGTGTATCAAGCTCTCTCCTTGTCAAGAACTAAAGCTCCTCGAGACTTTGGAATTCATATTCCGTCACCGCTCATCCCTCTTCCTGATGATCGCGTGCAAGCCCCTCCGTCGAACGTAATGTGGCCTCGATACACGGGAAACAAGCTCTGCTACACGGATGTCATTCAATTTCGAGAAATTCCTGCTGTTCCTTCTCCTACAATTGCTCATCATATTTCTCTGAGCGACATTTCAAACAGATCACTCATTTTCAACTGTTGGCTCAGTAGATCAGACTTGCGTAATCTTCGTCTCATGAAACCGTCGTCTATTGTCTTGCCAACAGAACTACTGGATCTGAAAGAGTTTAACCATTGTCCTTACAAAGATATCATAGCCGGAACAGCATGGTATATTGCAGTCATGTCTATTTACGACTGCGCGCGTGCTGGAGCTAAGGACTCACATTTGTTTCTCGGCGATGCAATTCGATCCAACTCATATCGCATTTCATCAATGCTTGCAAGGCAGTGTGTTCATAAGCTGAATGCTAACAGCCGAACGAATGCAGCATCAAACATTCGACTGATGCCAGGGCTGCTTGGCGCACAAAACGCAGCCAGCAGTTTATCCGGAGACTTAATTCAGCGAGCTTCTGCTGTCATCCAGTCGGGAGAGTTATTGGATGCAAGAGACTTCCAATTTGTGCTGTTTCAGGATAGTAGCAGGAGGTTCAATTCCATGTTGCTTATTGTATGCATGGCACTCATCGGAATGACATCTTACGATTCGAAGAAGATGCTAATCAAGCCGTACGACAAGATGATCCTCGACAGCGCTTATACGAGAGCCGAATCTCTACACCCCAACATGCTAGGGCTGACTCTTCTCAATCATGCACTTCAAGATCTGTTGAAGGGAAAGAAGAATGGTGAGAGGATTCTTTGGTCCACCCGGTCGTTGACATACTATTGCAATACGACAAGTAAAGAGGCAATTCGTGATTTTCGTAATCGTGCCATCGACGTACGATTAAGAACGGATGCAGACACCGGGTATCCACCAGCAAGAGTCAGTCCGCTAGATGGTCGCGTAGCATGGTCAAAGCAGTCATTATTCGGATCTCTTTTCCCGAGTCATACCTGTGACATGACAACAACAGACGACCGAGTCCTCGATCTGTTCTGCTCCGGTATAATGAGACCATTCGGACGATACGCTAGTGCAATGTCACTATGGACTACAGTTTTGAGACGATACTCCAAACGAATTGCCGGGCGCAAAGTGATGACTATAGGGGTAGGACACGGGGCCACGTCATCCGTCGCATTGCGATCAGGTGCACTGCATGTTGAGGGTATAGACCTGAGGACCTCATTTCCCATGATAACACAACGAGAAGGTACTTACGTCCCGCCTGAGATAATGCAATGTGGTATGCAGTCGCAATTCAGTTGGTCCGACTACGTTTTTGAGTTTGGTGGCGACATCACGGCATACCCGAATCTGGTATGCGAATCTCGCCCGGACATAATCATTCTCGATGTAGAAATTGAACTTGACGACCAACTTCCACTGTTATACTCCATCCCTCACGGTACACTGGTATTCTTTAGAGTTATCTGTTGCGAAGACAAAGCAAAGTGGATCATATCGGCTTGTAACCCCCTCAGAGTCACGAATAGTTCGACTGTCCGAAGCTCAAAGAAGCAATC